CGTGCTAAGTATCTATCCAGTCAAGTTCGTTATGATAGATTGCGTCCAAAATATAGTGAACTGGCTAAGGTATATCTGACAAACATTACCAATTTTGGTAAGCAGTTTACTTTCAATGGCCAAGCTTGTGCTGTTACTGCACCAGGCGTTGGACCAGGTGGCGAACAACCTGGACAAAAGCCAGGAGAGCAATCAGGCCAAGGTGGATTGTCTGCTGCATCACTACAAATCTTGCAACAGCTTTCTTCTCTCAAGCCGTTCAATGCTCAAAACATCAGCTTCCTTGAAATCAAGAAGTTTGTAGACTTGTATGCCAGATATGCTAATGATGCAACTGTTAATCAGTTGGCCGCAAATATCAATCAGTATATGGATACGGCCAAAAACTACTATTTTGGAACCGATACGTTCCAGCTAAACAACATTGACAATAGTAGGTTTAAAGCCTTGCTCAAAAACCCATCATCCGGTGCCGGCTCAGCAGCACAAATTGCCTGCGATCTCTTATATGATATTATTGTATACGGCGGCATGTTGTACCAGCGTTTGGTAACTTCTTTGCAGACCATTGCTCAAGATCCAGAGAGAGGTAAGTATATTGATTACCGTGGAATGCAACAGCAGATAACTCCTGGTGGTCCACAGCAAACTAACGCAACCACACTTCATGATCTAAGCGCAAGCCTAGAGCGAGAATGGATGGCTCGTCGATGATTTCTAATAGTGAAGTCAGCTTTTGTGTTGATACACTCCTTGTAGAAACCGTATTAGCGGATCCAAAACTCTACAAGAAGGCTGGCTTCGTCCAAGATTTGCTCGGCAAAGTCAAGGATTACTTTAGTCGTCAAATTGATCCAAAGAATCCGGTCAGCAGTGTTCTTAGCATTCTTGCACCAGGCGCTCTATGGCTATTATTCCAGACGCTAGGAATTGGTAAGTGGGGATTTCTACTTGGTTTACTAATGGATGTATTCCACGTAAACGTTGGCGGTATGCTGTCTTCTCTATTCAATAAAGTCAAAGAGATGATCGGTGGTGGTAAAAAGGTTTCTTCGGCTGATGTTGATGCCGCTACCCAGTCTACTACTCAAGAGTTTAACCAACCACCAACTCCACAAGAAGAGTCGGAAGGCATACAAGCTCTAAAACAAAAGCAAACACCTACTGAAAGTCAAACTGACGATCAAAAAGTTTACAGCTCACTTGAGTTATTAGATGACGCTAGAATGTTTAGATTGGCCCTCATTGAATATGAGGGTCAAGCAATGAGGCTTACTAAAGAGCGAGTTATCAAAACTGCTGGGTTTTTTGGAAATACAAAGTTAAAGGGCGCCGGTTTACTTGGTAAGATTTTTGGTTGGATTATTAAGCTCGCCTTAGCTTCTGCTGGTTTGATGGTAGCAGGTGATATCGCCAATGAAGTTATGGGACAACCAAGCGCACTAAGTGGAACTTACCAGCGCGGTCAAGAAGCCTCAGAAGCCCCAGCCGTACCAGTTGGTCCAAAATCAACTCAGACAAAATTTCAACTCAAGGGTGATGGCCCATTACCAAGTAGCATGCCAATAGTTAATAACTCTCAAAATATTGAGAATATGCTAGTACAAATTACCAAAGACGTCTATGGCGGACTCGATGGTAAAGATGGTATTATACGAAGCTCTCCAGCTTTTCAGGCAGTCAAAGATAATATTGTTTGGTACAATACTCATAATGAAGGAAGTTCCATTACTTTTATACCCGGCCTATTCAAATCCAAAAAACAATTGGTAGACTACTTTATCGATGATGTGGCCAAAAGTGCTCCGTAAAATCGGGCATATCGGAACATATCAATATAATTTCCTTTTAGGTGAAACCACATGAGAAAAAGTGAGATATTTGAAAGTTTTGCAAAGATTGCCCAAGAGAGGGGACTCGTGTCTCAAGCGCAAAAAGCTGAACACACCGAGAAGGATTTCTCTGAGACGAATCCAAGAATGGACTCATTGACCATTGAGCAGATTAGCAAACTATACAATACCAAACCACAACAACCAAAGGATATGGAATACAAGCGTAACATCATCGAAGATGCGCATCCAGATTCAGTTGTTATTTCCCCTTCTTATGATAAGCTAAACGGTCTCGTCGAAAACGAAAACGAAGGCCAGAACATTAGAATTCGTATCGTGATGAAGACCCCGGACGGCCACCTCATCAATCGTAAATATGCCAAGAAGAATTTAGTACTTTCTTTGGTTAGGGTTGGCAACGAGCTTGACACCCGTAACAACGAAGAACTTCGTAAATTGGCCGATACTTGTTTACTTCAAGCCAGCGGCCAAATGGAAAAAAAAGCTTGGGTACTTCCAGCCGTTATTATTGTCGCAGTAGTAATAGGCGCCATTTACGCTAAGAACCATTTACGTTTCCACACTGATGGATGGCAAGCTGACTATACTAAGGCTATGGCAGAAATTGATGACCTACTTACTTCCAATACAAATTTTGGAGTTGGTTACTCTTACAGTCCGCAATTCATTCAGACTGTAAATCAACTAAAATCTGAGTTGAACAAACTCAATTCTGCTGTTGTGAAGGCCGTTCCAATTCTCGATAAGATGCAAACTCCTCGCAATGCCGAAGAATTAAAGAAAATGTTAGATGAGCCAGATACTCAGAATGCCGTTAAAGTCGTTCAGGATCTACAAACTCAAATGACAAGTTCTTATCCATTCATCAATACTGTTATCAATAGTTTTGATAGTGCCGCATATAAACAGCGAGCCATTGTAGAAAAGGGAGGTTTAACTTCTGTTGTAGATTCTGTTGAATTTCTACATGGTGGAGCAGGACTAGTAGCTGATGATTTTGATGATGTCAAGCATGCCCTACAAACTTTGAAGGTTGATTTGGGTAACCTAGGCAAGATCATGCAAGGTGTCGAAAGCATTAAGCAAAAAGCTCAGCAAGATTTGTCTGCTAGCCAGTCTGAAGTTTCTCAGAGTTTTACTGCTCCAGCTACACCGGCACCAACTGGCGATGCAGGAACTACCCCTCCTACTGGAGAAGGGCAGAAGAAGCGTAGTCCAATGGATGCTCTAGAAGAAGAGAGCAAAGGACTATTTGGCGGTCTTTTCGGCAAATAATTCTGGGCATACCCAGATATCTTTGTTGATATAAGCGCTTTTTATTGGAAACCATATCAATAAACGAGTATGCTTTATGAATTTTGTAAGTTAAGGTGTAAGTAACCGTGCCTCTATAAGGCATTTGAAGATTAATAGGAAAACACAATGTCTCTAAAACTATTACAACCAGGCATTCAGCCTTTGGGTCAATTTGACGGCGTAGACTCTGAAGTTCTTACCTTCAAGGGCGGAGAAATTTGCACCTTTAAGTACGTAACCACTTCTGGTCAGCCAGGTGTCACAACTGCTGGTCTAGACCAAGCAGCTTATGACGTATTCGATGGTTACATTAACGCATCTGGTACTTTCAAGCGTCCAGCCGTTACCAAGACCTTCGCAGCAACCAGCATGACCGCTCGTCCATTGATGCTATCAGATGATGGTATTACTGGCTACGGTACACTCTTCGGCTCTGTCGTTGGTGGCGCTGTTGGACAAACTGTCACTAGTGCAGGTCTCGGACCACACACCGCAACCGGTTCTGGCAAGATGACTTGCTGGGACAAGCCAGGTCTCTATGCAGTCTCCCTAGACGCATGTGATACCACTGTTTCCACTGGTTTGCAACCAACCAACACCTCTCTAGTCGGTGGTGATCCACTTGGATTCACGATTGCTGGATTGCTTACTCCATCCGCAACTGGAGCGGCAGTAACTAATGGTGGTGTTCCAGTTAACGTAGGTCGTTTGGTAGAATTCAATACCAACCAGTCCTTGGTAACTACTCCAAACTATTTGGTCGCAGCTCTAAACAGCCCATCTGGAAACGTTTCCTCGGTTCAACCAAGAGCCTTCCAGTTCGCAACCATCTACTTTGCTCCACAAAGCAACTAATAGCTGAATAAACTTCTCTGGCCGGGAGGCTGGGGGAGATGCCAAGCGCAAGCTTGTCATTCTCGAAGTCCGCAAGGACCCCTCTCACCCTTTTAACGTAAGAATATAGCTGGTAAGACTGGCAAATTTTTCTAGGAGAACCTATGAACATGTTTAGTGGTAAAGGCGAAATTAACGCCTCATCTTTCAAAGATGCATTGCAAGCTTTGGTGAAGTACGCAGCCATTCTCGAAGAGAATGTCCCTGCAAACCAGGGCCTAGCTGGTCAACCAGCGTTGAGCGATGATAAGCGTGATGAATTGATCACTCGCGCTATTATGACTCAAGACGGCAAGATTGCTCTAGCTCAGGCTATGGCAAATCCAATCCGTAGAAACCTCGATTACCATGGTATCGCTCGTCGTGCCTTGGTTGTTGACCCACTACCACAGGGAGCAATTCCAACTTACGATAGAGATATCGACGTTGCCGCAGTTGTTATCTCTTCCAACGGTACTGGTCCAGAGTCCCGTGTATTCGGTGACCGTGTAGTTGTACCAGAGTTTGAAATCTACGCGAACCCAACAGTTCGTATCGCTGAAGTCAAGCGTCGTAGATTTAACGTAATCGACAGAGCAGTCCAAAAGGCTCGCCAGGAGATTATGGCACAGGAAGATGCAAACATCTTCGCAGCTCTTGACGCAGCAGCTTCAGTTGAGAACACTCTCACTGACATTGCAGACGCAGGTCTTCTAAAGAGAGACTTGGTTGAAATCAAGCAGCAAATTGACCGTTGGGACTTAGTAACTACTAAGTACTTCATGAACATCAACGAGTTCACTGACATCCTCAAGTGGGGATCTGGTGGTGGACAAGGTGTTGGCGGAGGAGACTTCGATCCAGTAACCATGCGTGAAGTTCTACAGACCGGTCTATACGCCCACATCTGGGGTACTGACATCATGGTAAGCAAGATCGTTCCACCTGGAACGATCTACGGTGTCGCTGACCCAGAGTTCGTTGGTGTAATGCCAATCCGTCAGGACATTGAAGTTCTACCAGCAGACGAGCCAAAGCAATTGAAGCTCGGATGGGTAGTCTCTGAGATCATCGGTATCGCTATCGTAAATCCTCGTGGTTGCGCAGCAGGTCGTAAATCAGTCGTAATCGGCGCCTAATAAGCCTGATTGAGTAATTCCGAAACAGCCACTGGAGAAATCTGGTGGCTGTTTCATTTTTCTGGCATATAGATATGGACCTGAAGAAACTTCGAAAGCAATACATGCACCTCATGCCCAGTCTGAACAAGGCTATGCAGCACGTGCAGTCTCAGCTTGCAGATTTGCCGCCACACGATTTTCTGTTGGAAACCAACTTAAAGCCATACCTCAGCATCAAAAAGAAAGTGCTACGAGATCATGAACATGATCCAGCATCTTTACCAGATTTGGCTAGAGGTAGACTTTTCTATTCTCAAGACTACAATCCTAAAGAGGTCGTAGAATTACTTAAAAAAATATTCAAAGACCAAGTTAAGGGGTCTAAGAAAAAAGATACTAACGATTGTGGATTAGAATATACTGGAGTAACTGATGTGAATCTAGATATTGATGGAGTTCAATTCGAATTACAATTGATGCCATTAGACTATAAAGATTCCCAAGAACTATCTCATCAGATTCATGACCAATTGCGTTGCGATACTGGGAAGTTATCTGATGTACAAAAAGAGTTTCTTAAGAGCACTCACAATAAACTCTTTAAGGCCCTAGATGTAAAATCCAAGGCCCCAAAAAACGACTAAAACTGGCGAGCAACTTCTAACAAACGATACTTGGTATTGTTTTCCGGGTTGCGGAGAATCTCCAAGTAACATTCATCCAAAGCCTTCTTGATTCGGGGGCCAGCTACCATACCAGCAGCTAGCAAGTCGTCCCCATTGATGGCCATTTCCTTGCGAGTTAGGACCACCAATCCTTGGTATTCCTCCAACAATGCCCCAGATGCCAATCCCATGGGCTCCGTCAAATGTAGAAATTGACGAAGGGTATCCTCCCAAGGGTCGGGGCTATGGTTCTTCAAGACCGCCATAAAGCTCTTATAAGCCGGGGCGGTATGCTTCTCTTCAAACGCATAGAATCGCTCTACCATTTCCAGAAGAAATACCACCTTTTTGATCTCTTTATTGGAGAACTTTAGGTTTATTAATTCCTCTTGAACATGCTGAGCTGGAAGCCTGTTGTACAAGAATGCTAGCTTGGTCTCTAGTGTACCAGTGCACTGGTCCTGGTGAGCAAGCAACGGCAATTGCCTTCCTGCCAAAAGCGGGCAAGCAATATCCAAAGCCCCTGAATCTCTCAGGAGTTGCAAACCATAAGAAGCATTAGTGCTCATCAGCGTCTTGCTAAGCTCATCGCTGATGCGCTCCTTGGAAACCCTTTTCAAAGTTTCAAGGCTTTGCTTCATACCTTCGAAAGTAGCTGAATCTACGGCATAACCGAAGCGTGCAGCAAAACGAGCCACTCGCATAATACGAAGGCCGTCTTCTCGAAAGCGGACTAGTGGATTACCAACTGCCTTAATCAAGTTTTCCTTGAGATGTTGAGCCCCATTGAAAGGGTCAACAAATCTATGGGAAAGAGGATTATAAGCAATAGCATTGATAGTAAGGTCTCGTCGAGCCAAGTCTTGTTCTACATCCATGACGAAGAAGACTTCATCGGGCCTTCGGCCGTCAGAGTATTCTCCTTCAATTCTGAATGTGGTAACTTCGAAATGGTTTTCGATACCCTCTCCCATACAGACCGTCACCGTGCCATGTTGCAGGCCGGTTGGAATGGTCTTGGGGAAAAGCTCCATAATCTTTTTGGGGCTGGCGTCAGTGGTAATATCCCAGTCCTTGGGCTTCTGCCCCAGGAGTAGGTCACGCACACACCCGCCCACAATAAAAGCTTGGTATTCGTGTTGATGTAGGATACGGCACACCTCGATTGCCCGTGGGTGAATCAGATGTGTAGAAATAGGTCGGTGTTCCATGACACCCATCCTAAATGTTAAAAATTACGTGTCAAGAGGCTGGGCGTGTAATAAGAAGGCATTATGATAGAGTTCTATCAAAAGACAGAGGAAAATGAGTTTGCTAGAGGTTACCGAGCTTTACAATTTGATTTCCAGAGGTTCCGCTAACGTAACTTCTAGGAAGCAATCCAGGCAACTTAGAAAGGTTGCTTTGGAAACTGTTTCCTCAGGTCAAGGATTTACCAAAATGGCATTCGATACTCGTCGAATTGATCAAGAGGTAGAATACAATCCACGCAGAGGTCTTCAAAATTATAATCGTAGTGAGCTATTTCTTTCTGAAGGACTGGCTCAAAGAGTAAAAAACTTTGCCAAGCTACGTAACTCGCTTAATGCTCTCAAGAATGTCTATGGTAGAGAACATGAATGGCAAGACAGCAACGCTCGCATTCTATTGACCGCAGTAGATAAAGGTATGCGCACTGGTATCAATGATGGCGAATTTGCCGCCCAGAATCAACCGGGTGTTGGGAGTTTTGATTATCTAGAAGAGCTGCTTAATGTTAGATATCGTTTGAGTCATGATGATTTAACAAGAATGAGTGAAACTGATTTAACCAGAATAATATTGGCTAAGGATGAAGATCTTACTCATAAAGATGTTAGACAAGCTTTGGAGATCACTAAGTCTGACGTTGCTACCAAAGGTTACGACTCATTGATTGAAAAACTATTTGATGGATGTAAGGCCAGTTCGGATAATCCAGATGTCGAAAGAACTATCACTATTACTATTAGAGACAGATTCCACAAGGAGGGCTAACACATGGGAATGAATGTATTCGCTCCTGACCAGCCCCAATGCGGTCAATTTGTGGTTAGAAATATCTCGCCACAGAAAAAAACTGTTAAGGTTTTCAACTATCCAATTAACTTGCGCGAAACTAGGGATCTCTTAAAAATTCCTGGAATCTATGAGGCCGAAATTAAGTCGTCTCTCATGAAGGGTCAGTTAAGAAGAAAATTTTTAAATCAAGATATCGAGCTAGTTATTAGTAATATCGATTTGCTGCAATTTACTGATTGTGGAATTCAATATCTACACGGATATGGATTTACTACAGGTGTAACAATTGGATTTAATCAACTTGATGGCTATGTACAAAACTTAATTACTAGTGGTGGGGGTGGAGGTCTTACACCTCAACAACACAAGACGCTTAGAGATCTCATTCATTTTATTGATCAAGGTCCAGGTGACGGTTTTGCATCAGGTGCCTTTAAAGAGGTTCTACCAAATAACAGTCCATTTCCGACTTCTATTATTTGGTATTTAGATGTCGCTAAAACCAAAAAACTTGTAGAAAAATATATCACATATGTCAGTGCGGCCTTCCCATCTGTTATTCAGTGGAATATGTATGACTATGATGGCGTTACTTTAATACACACCGTTACTGATACAATTACTTATAATGCCGCATTTGAATCTACTAGAACGAGGGCGATTAGCTAATGTCACAAGACTCACCAGCAGCAATTTTATTTGATACCCTTGGTAACCCTATTGGGGTTATGTACGATGGGTACGTCTATCGTTTACAAACACAAACATTAATTGACGATGGATATTTCCATGGTCCAGTAGCTGTTAAGCTGCCAAGTACAGCGGCCGTCTCGTCCGACCGTGCTTTAGTTGTTGCTATTTCTCCAAACAATCCGATTACCACCTCGGTAGCTAGGCCAGCCACTAGCGTTACATCAAGTGTGGCGGGATCGGTAACTAGTGTGACGCTACTTTCCTCCAATAGCATACGACTTGGGGCCACCGTTTATAATGATTCCAATGCTTTATTGTATGTTAAACTGGGGACGACAGCCAGTACCACAGATTACACAGTTAAGTTATTCCCCCTGGCGTATTATGAAATTCCATATGGATATACAGGTAGAATAGATGGAATATGGAATACAGCTACCGGTAATGCAAGAATAGATGAATTGACTCCATAAAAAACTATGTATAAAACAATATTAGATTAAGAAAAGTGAGTAAGTATAACCACTAACTTACAAGAGGCATTATATGTCAGGCGTATCCCCATCATCAGTTCTATTTAGCTCCGACGGCACAGAGTTAGCGGTCGTAAGCGGTTCAGCGATCCCAGCTAGTACTAGAGCTTTACTAATCTCTGGACAAAATACTAGTGGTAATGCTACCTACGTGCCAGCTTCTCTTCATGGAGCTTTGGGCACGTCTGAAATGGCCAATGATTTCTCAGTTCAGTCGAACGCGACACTGACAACCAGCGGCTCTACATTAGTTACTGCCAACTATTTCGGTACTCAAGAAATTGCATTAGTTGTTAACGTCACCAACTCTCCAACTGGTACCACACCAACACTAACTTATTCTATTCAAGAAATTGATCCTGGTAACGGTACTACGCTTTATGGCAGCTCCGCTACTACTGGTTCTATTACAACCACCGGCGTGTTCACCGCTGTTTTGAATGTTACTACCAGCTCTATGGTTAAGGTTACTTGGACTATTACTGGTACCACACCAAGCTTTACTGGCGTCTTTGCTACGATTACTACAAAGAATACGCCTTCTACTCAGACTATCAACGGCACTATCACCACAACCAACAACTCTGTAGGTACAGATGGTGCAGCCGTTCTTGGTTTCGATACTCAAGTAGGTGGTTCTGTTACTACAGCCGCCCCAACCTACACCACTGGTAACTTGAATGCACTATCCTTGACAACCAAGGGTGGTTTAAGAATCGACGGTGTATACCCAGTTACTACAACTACTGCTAACGCTCCTGACGCGGTTGTGGCTGGTGGTTATGTCACTACAGCAGCCCCAAGCTATACAACTGGTCAGCTTAACGCACTATCGTTAGATACATCCGGCTTCTTACGTGTAACTGGTTTCGTACAAACTAACAAAGCAACTGTCTCCGCTGTTACATCAGTGGCTGTTACGGCGAACGCCAACAACTCACTATTAGCTGCTCAAGCAAC